TATGTCATATGATCACAAAGAAGCCATACACGGGGCGGATGAACGAAAAAATTACGATTCAACGTTTCACGCGCAGTTCGGATGGCGCGGGTGGATTTGTTCAGGCCTATCAAGATGTGGCGACTGTATTTGCCGATATAACGCCGACAAAAGCGACTGAAGGCCAAATCAATAACGCATCCATATCCTTTGTCGCATACAAGATGATCGTGCGTTACAGTTCAAATACGGAAGCCATAGACACTTCCATGAGGATTGTGTACAATGGGGACAATTATCGGATCCAGTCGGTATTGAATATGGACGAAGCGGATCGGTTTTTGGAAATTATGACGACGCGAGATGATCAAGTTTAAATTGCCAAAGAAAAATCAAGTTGCATTGAAGGCCGGGATCGAACGTGAGTTGGATGAACGGCGGGATGATGTATACAAAATCATCAATGGGATGATCACCGATATTCACCGGGACGCCACAATGCGATTGCAACAAATAACAAATGAAGGACGATTGGCAGGTGGTTTGCAGATGGACAAGCCAACAAAACAAAGAATGTATGGCGAGGTTTTTAATGACGTGGATTACGCGCCATTCGTGGAGTTCGGAACCAAATCAAAAGTTTTTAACAGTCCATTAATTACGCCGGAGTTGCGGAAGTTTGCACGTCAATTCAAGGGGTCGCGCGGTGGAACGTTTCAAGAATTAGAACAACGCATTAGTGAATGGGCAAAATCAAGGGATATTCCACAATCAAAGGTGTGGTATATTGCAATGCAGATCGCACGGAACGGCGTCGATTCACGGCCAACACTTTATCCATCGTTTGATAAAGCACGATTCAAGGCCATACAAAAATTAAGACAGATCAAATGAGGTTGCCCAGTAAAGAGTTGCAGATTGCGTATTTCCAAGCGTTAGACGGAAATATTACGTACGACGGGGCGGTTGTTCCAGTCTTTGATGTTGTTCCGCACAACGAGGAATATCCGTATATCATGTTGGGGTCGCAGTCAATCAACGAAGCGGTAACCAAAACACACACAACATTGTCACAAACAACATTCGAATTCGAAATTTAATACAAAAGGTTTCATAATATGTCCGCTCCAACAAGAATAAACGGAACAGATTTGGTAATCAGCGTCGGCGGGACGGCCGTTGCGCATACAACATCGGCAACATTGAACGTCGAAGTCGCAACAATTGACGTATCGTCAAAAGATGACGGCGGGGATCAAACAGTCATTGCCGGTCAAAAGTCGGGATCGATTGATTTCGAAGGTTTGACAGATTTTTCAGCAACGCAAGGTGTTGACGATCTATTATCTTTGATCAATGCAAAACAAGAAATCGCATGGGCATTGAGCGATGGAACAAATCAGTTTACCGGAAACGGAATCTTTACATCGTTATCACTTGATGCGCCAATGGAAGATGCATCAACATTTAGCGGTTCCATCACAGTATCATCAAAAGAGAATTCGGAAGGCGTCGAATTCGCAAGTTCATAATTAGATGAATATTTTTCGCGGTGAAATTGAGGTCGCCATTGGCGGTCGCAATCGATTAATCAAGTTTGGCACAAACCAGTTGGCCATATATACGGCCAAGCACAAAATCGATCCATCGGATGTTGCATTCGGCATGGATCAGTTTCGCGATTTAATTTGGAGCGGATTAGTCGCGGGTGCCAAGAAGAAAAAACAAGAAGTCGATTTCGATGAATGGGATGTTGGTGATTGGATTGATGAATTGTCCGAAGAAAAGTTGACGGAAATATTAGAGGTGTTTAACAATTCCATGCCGTCCGACGAAGGCGATGATTCGCCTAAAAAAAAATAACATGGGATGATATGATGGATCAAGGCATCGGCCAGTTGGGGTTGATGCCGGATGAGTTTTGGGATCTATCATTCAAGGAATTATCCCTTTTGTCAAAATACAAGTCCGAGGAGGTTAAACGCGATTGGGACATCGCGCGGAATATCGGTGCGTGGTCGTTGCAACCGTGGTCGAAGAAAAAAATAAAACCGGACGATTTGCTTAAATTTGGAAAGAAAGTAAGACGATCATCATTCGAAGAGTTCCAAGAAGCCGTGGGGCGGTTAAATGGCAAATCCTAAATTAACAGTTGAAGCCGAAGCGCGGTTCGGCAAGTTTGAACGGTCGGTTGAAAAGGCCATGGGATCCGTTGGCGCATTAGGCCAAAAGATTTCCCGCGTATCAAAAACATCACGCGCCGATTTGGAAAAGATGTCGGCAAGTTTGAAGTCGGCCGGGGATCGTATGACGTCGATTGGTCAAAAGATGTCGGTCGGTTTGACGTTGCCGATTGTATCGGCCGGGATTGCATCGGTCAAATTCGCATCCGATTTTGAAGAAAATTTAAACAAGGTCGATGTCGCATTTGGTGCTTCCAGTCAAGCCGTCAAAGATTTTGCCAAAACGACGAATGAACAATTTGGTATTGCCGAATTGGATGCATTAAATATGGCCGGGTTGTTTGGGGATTTAGCAACGGCAATGGGCATACCGACAAAAGAAGCGTCAAACATGGCGCAAACATTGGTTGGGTTAACGGGTGATTTGGCGTCATTCAAGAACGTAAGCACGGAACAAGCGCAATTGGCGTTGTCCGGAATATTCACCGGTGAATCCGAAGCGTTGAAAACGTTGGGGATTATCATCACAGAAACCGCGTTGGCGCAAGAAGCGCGGAACATGGGCATCGAAAAGTCCATCAAAACGATGGAACCGCAGGAAAAAATGATGTTGCGGTTGTCGGCCGTGATGCGTCAAACATCCAATGCCCAAGGCGATTACAACCGCACATCGGATAGTACCGCAAACCTTTTAAAATCATTGCAGGGTTCATTAAAACAAGTATCAGCCGAGTTTGGGAAAATCATGCAACCGGCGGTCAATGCCGTGCTAAAATCAATGCAAGGGTTTGTTAAGGTTTTGAAATTGTTGCCGGATTCAGCGAAAAGCGTCATCATTGTGATTGCAGGTATAACGGCCGTGATTGGGCCATTACTTATTGGATTGGGCGCAATGTCAACGCTTGTTGGGACAATATTAACTCCGGCGTTTTTAGCGGGTGCATCAGCGGTGGCATCATTTGCAACGGCAATGGCGGTCGTGTTGGCCAAGGTGATCGCCGTTGTCGCGATCATTGGGGCGTTGGCCGTGGGTGTGGTTTATGTTGTGCGCAATTTCCAGTCGTTTGCAAACTTAGTCAAAACGGTACTGTTGGCCGTGTTTCACAATTTGATGATGGCATTCAAAGGATTGGTTGATATGGTCAAGTCCGGATTGGAGTTTGCCGGGTTGACAAAACAAGCCGAGAAAGTCCAGCAGTTCAGCGATGACATCGCCGGATATATGGACACGATCAAGTCCAAGGGTGAGGATGCGCAAGATGGAATTGATTTCGAAGGCATGGATGAAACCTTTGGTGCGATTGGTGGAGCGGTCAAAGGGGTTGCAAAGAACGTCGGGTTGATGGCGGATGAAACCAAACGTGCCGAACAAAATGTCAATGCATTAGCCGAAGCCCAACGCAATTTCGAAAAGGGGCAAGGCGTCGGACGTAAAGAGGTTGAAGCGCAAACATTGGGCGGTGGGCAAATATCAGATCAAGCCCCAAGATTCGGTATGGTTGCCGTGCCAACATTTGGTGATATTGGGTTGTCATTTGATCAATTCAAAAAAACGATGTCGCAGGTAACAATGATCACGGGAAACTTTGCAACCGGGTTTGACGCGCAATTGAACAAAGCGGTGGTTGGTGCCAAAAGGTTGACGGGATTTTTGCGAAATGAGTTGGCCAACGCGATTACATCGTCCGCTGAAATATTGGGAAATATGTTGACGGGTGATGCCGACGTTGCAGATTTTTTTGATAACATCTTAAAAAGTGTGGCCAATTTTGCCATTAAGTTTGGAAAATTAGCCGTGGCGATGGGGGTCGCGGCTTTAGAAATAAAGCAATCATTGTTGGCAAATCCGGCGTTGGCCATTGCCGGTGGTATTGCAT